TTTAATAGATTCTATCGCAGACCACATTGAACCACAAGCACTCTTATTTAAACTTCTTGGGAAATCTATTAAATATAATCCAGATGATGGCACATCCATACAAAACCTCATAAAATCTTTATAAGACTCAAGAATAGGGACATTCCTTGCTAGACCTCTACAACCTAAATACGTTGCGAGGGTAGTCTTACCAATACACCCCGATTCACAAACAATCACATTAATTCTCCTTGTATCAAATTCTGTATCATTCATTATCTGCTTTTGCCAAGGATATAACACAATATTTCTACTTTGTTTAGGTATATAGCAATCCTTATCGCTCCAAGGGCCACCAATTCTTGTGTCCTCCTTAGTACAATAAAAATCATTATCTTTATTAGCATTAGATGTAATCGACCAATGTTCTCCTACCTCCAGTTTAGGAGCAATTCTATTTCTAACTTTTAAACTAACTCTCCCTTGATAATGTAAATAACCACTAGAACCTTCTTCTAATTGAAAAACGAATTTTTTACAGTATTTTTCTAATAATTTTTTTAACTCATCCACACTTACTCTATTTTCAGGAATTGTAAAGTCAAAACAACAAACAGCACTCATATAAAATACCAATACGCCATTTCTTTAAACCCATTTAAAGTTATCGTTTATTATAAACTACTTAAAAAAATGGCCTATGGAAGAAATCGCAGAACTATCACTAGTAAGACAACTAAAAAATCAACTACTACTAGCCGTCGTCCTCGCAATAAAAAAGCTGGTATTTCACTTGAGACAAAAATCAACAAGATTTTACATAAGAAAGCCGAGACGAAACTCAAAACAATAGATTTAACAGGAAATAATATGGAACCAGTGCCTATTAACGCATCTGGCCTCGCCACAGGTACTCTTAATCAAGGATGGACAAGTTCAAACATTTTACAGTCCTTTGCTATTAAACAGGGAACCAATCAAGAAGAAAGAATAGGAAATTCTATTAGCAATTGTTACCTACGAGTTAAAGGTTTTGTAAAAACCGAACTTTATAACAGTAAAACTAATACTTCAGCATTACCCTATGAATTACACGTTATTTTTTATAAACAGAAGAATTATGGAGTTTTAAGCGATAACACTACCCCTATTCCACTAGTTGAAACAGAGTATTTAAAACAGTATCCTGACAATTCTAACGGCCCCATTGTAGGTGATGTTGTATCAACACTTTACCCGTACAATAAATCACAGTACATTATCAAGAAAAAAATGGTCTTTCGTATGCGAGCACTTGGCGGTGAAGCACCACCTCCTTTAGCCCAACCTCTCAACACTCAATTTTCTAACTTTCCCGCATTTCGCAGATTTGCTTGTAGCATCCCAATTTCAAAAACCTTAAAATACAATGATAAGACAAATCATCCTCTAAACGATTGGCTTTCAGTATCAGCCTTCATTATTGACGGTTCAGGTCAAGTATTAGACCCAGACCAAGTTAGAGCAAGCATCTTTATGAATGCGACACTTCGTTATGATGATATTTAATAGTTTTAACTATAAAAAAACAACATAAAAAAACAACATAAAAAAACAGTATAAATTTAATATAAAAAAAACCTATAAAATTATAGAGATTTTTAATATTAAAAATTAAGTATAAATACAATGAAATCACACAAACAAAAAAAAAAGCCGAAAATGCAATATTACGCATAAACGAAGTGATGCGTCATTTGTATAAGGGTTTTATATATTTTTTTTGGTTTTGTTCTAAAGTAATGATTTATCATAGTTGTACCGGTTGTACCGGAGAGTTAAATTAAAGGTAGTATTACAGCGCAAGCGCCTTTAATTTAACCACAGGCGTCTTTCACAGACCCCCACGGTATTAATTCCTTATCAACCACTTCCCATAGCACCCATCTGTCCTTTGATAACATTGATAAGTCAGGCACCTGATTACTGAAAACCCATATGTTAGGACAATCAAAGTATTTTTCTCGATAATGATATCGGTCATCCCAGCAAAAACCATTTTTAATAGATTCTATCGCAGACCACATTGAACCACAAGCACTCTTATTTAAACTTCTTGGGAAATCTATTAAATATAATCCAGATGATGGCACATCCATACAAAACCTCATAAAATCTTTATAAGACTCAAGAATAGGGACATT